ACATCCCTGCCCAAGATTCACGCTCTACCAAGGGCATCTCACCACTCACGCAAGCATCATAAAACTCTCCCACCAATCTAATATTGTTTTCCTTGGCATATGCTCTGACTGCACGGCGCTGACGGTGTTGGGAATCCTTGTCATCACCTACATTCGTGGCACTGCTGGTTCTGTAATATGCTATTGCATTTTGCCTTTTCTCCATGCCGCTCACCGTTTAAGACAGGCTTTTATTTTTTCTGCGCCTAACCAATTTGGATTTATACCGTTATCCTTTAATCTTTCTAAGAGTTTTTCTGCCATCCATTCTTTTGTAGAAATATTAAGTTTTTCTCCAGCATGACAGGTTGAATCTTTCCATACAGAATCATGTGCTTCTCTTATTTTCCAAAAAGTGTCGTATGTTCCTACACCAGTTGAACGTATCCACTTATCCATTGCATCAGGATCATTGACATTAGGTGCCTCTACATGACACTCAGGGCAAAGTAGTCTATAGTTAGACGGCCTGTCTTAACCTCCTAGGGAGTGCGGAATAACGTGCCATCTTTCTGTAGCACGCTCATACCCACACCGCCAACAACGAGTAGCCATGTCAGCATTATCTACCGGAAAACCTACCTCGTAGATATTGTTCATTCCCCATTCGATAATCTGTTTTTTTGTTGTTTTAATATAACGGCCCATCTTAAGTATCTCCTAAAAGATTAGGTATAGTATAACTACTGGCTAATTTTGAAGTTTTGTTAGTCATTTTCTTTGTCCTTTCTGTTCTAGTGGGTCTCTGCCCAGTTATCACCTATGCTATATGTACCTGTCAGGGGGCAGTTTAATTTATAATACAACCCTGCTTTTTTTATACTCTCTATGCCTGTCTCTCCCACCGCCTGAGGATCGTCCTCCTTCCTTACCTCCAGTTGCCATTCATCGTGGACATTGGCAACAAACTTTGCCCTGTCTCTTAACTCCTGGTGAAACAGTACCAGTGCTCTTTTCATAACTATGGCAGCGGCCCCTTGCAAGAGGGTATTAAGAGCGGCGTGAGGAGACCTTATCCAGAGATACCTACCGTCCAGTCCCTGGACCAGCCCGTCTTTCTCTGCCAGGAGAGTAATCCTTTGCCTTTCCCTGTTCAGTGCAGGGGTAGCTTCTAAAAAATTATCTATAAGTTCCTGCCCATCTTTGGCAGAACCTCCTACAATACTTCCTATCTTGGCGGCACCTGCACCGTATAGGAAAGCATAGATAAATGTCTTGGCCTGATCTCTGGAGGTTAGACCTGCTCTCTCCTGGTTAGCTGTATGTATGTCACCTGATACCACTATCTCTGTGTACTCTGGGTCATTCATATAGTGACACAGCATCCTGAGTTCTATTGAAGAAGCATCTACCCCCACCAGTTTTTGTTTCTTGGAGTTACCTGGTACCCATAGTTCTCTGCATTCCTTCCCGTAGGGTGAGTATACCGCTGGTACCTGGGCCATATTAGGAGAGGCGTGGGCCATCCTTCCAGTGATGGTCTTCAGGGTAAATACTTTCCCGTGTACTCTCCCTGTCACAGGGTTGATGGCACCTACCCAGGAATTAATCTGAGCTATTCTTTTCTGGAGCATCATGTATCTTCCCACCAACTTGGCCTCTGGCATGTCTATCCCTGATAGAACACTCTCGTCCACCACCACTGTGCCAAGCTCTGTCCTCTTCTTTGGTACCCACCCTTTCTCCTCCAGGCGTTCGGCTATCTGCTTCCTGCTCCCAGGGTTAAAGTCCTCGTACTTTACCTTGGTCTTCAGTTGTATCTCCTTGGGAGGGAAAATCTCTTGCATCTGGTCCCTGATGCTTGTGAGTTCATCTGTTAACTCTGATACCAGGATCACTGCTTTCTCTTCATCCAGGGCAAACCCGTTCCTCTCCTGTTCAGACAAGATCATTCTTACCTGGTGCTCCATTTTAATAGACTTCCCGCTGAACTTATCCAGTTCACTGAGTACATCTTTGTATACTTTATGAGTAAGATTGACATCTTGCATACAGTACTCTCCCATCTTCTCTGTGAACCCTTTATAAAAAAGAGAAAAAGAGAAATCTATCTTGGGATAGTCCAGCCTGTTTCCCCATGCCTCCAGGGAGTGGCCACCTTCTCTGACTGGGTTTGCCAATTGAGAGAGGACCATGGTGTCTACCATTTGATCTGGGTTAATATGTATCCCCCAAAGGTTATCAAGTATAGGAAAATCAAAGTGAATAGAATTATGGCCAATAACTTTCTCCGCTTGCTCGATGCAATCTCTGAGGCTATCCTTCTCTGCCTCTCTGAAAAGGGTACTTGTTTCAGTTGTTGTACCATCTTTATTATCCTCCACCATTTTTGTACCTACGCACCAGATACAGTTTGGATTAAATCCATTTGTTTCTATGTCTAAGAATAATCTTTTCATTCTTACACCACCTTTTCAAAATCTTCTGCGTCTGCCCCTGACCCACCTTCTTCCTGCTCCTGCTCCTTGGAAGGATCGTCTATCTGTGATAAGCGTCCCGTCTTCCTGTCATAGTGCAGGTAGCAAGCGGGTCCGGTGAGACCAGAGAAACGGTTCTTGAGTACTCGGATAAGGGTGACGTTCCTCAGATACAGGTCAGGGTCTTGCCCGTTACGTTCAAGGCCCATGACCATGTTGGAGAGCTGTCCTATGCCAGCGGTTCCTCTCAGTTCAGAGAGGGAAGTCTGTCCACCTTCCTCGTGAGGCTTACCAGTGGGTCTCTTGGAATGAGAGACCATGCCCAACCAGATATCCAATTCAATGGTCAGGGTCTTGAGCTTGGTGGCTATCTCATCCAGTGCCTTACGCTCATCCCCTACACTCTGGTCACTGACCAGTATAGATATGTGGTCCAGGAGAATGTACCTGCAATCACAAGCATAGCGCATGTACTTGATGGTATCTATAATGGTGTCTATGTCATTGGAGCCAAAGGAATCAAAGAACACATACCTGCCTGTGCCCAGGGTATCCATAAAAGAATCGTCCCATTCATTCTGTGTAAATTCTGTGGTGGGTAGGTGGAGAGGCTTCCCAGCGGAGAGGCTCATCATTCCTCTGGCGGCGTCCTCCAGCGGATCTTCCAGGAAGAGAAGCCCTATGTTATCCTCAGTGTGCTGTTGTATGTGGTAGCTTAGTTCCCTGAGTACCTGTGTCTTCCCCATGCCAGAGCCAGAGGTAAAGGTCCACATCTCTCCCTTACGGATACCGTAGGTCAGGTCCTGTAGTCCCACCCAGGGGAGGGTCAGACTTTCCGGAGTGGGTTGATTCTGTAGTCTGTCCAAGAGGTCCTCCCCTCTTACTATGTTGGCAGGGGTATACCTCTCAGCGGCAAACCACCTGCGTGTAAAGTCAGCGGAACGGTTTTCTTTCAGGTAGTCTGAAGGGTCCTTCCCGTCTTCCAAGGTAACAACCTTGCTCTTGTTGGGGAAAAGTTTAGATACCTGGGTGGCCCCAGTGGTTCCGCTTTCATCACGGTCAAAGCAGATGACAATTTCTTTGAAAGAATTAAGGTAGTTGTAGTTATTTTTACAATCTTTGAGACCATTGCCTACTCCGTTCTTGACAGAGACAACAGGGTAGCGTGATCCCAGTAGCTGGTAGCAGGAGAGGGCATCCAGTTCCCCTTCCACCAGGGTGACAGCCTTGGCACTGGAAGAACCAAAGACCTGCTGTCCAAAGAGGAGAGCATCTTTCCCGCTCCCTTCCCAGAGGAAGGACTTTCCCCTTCCCCTTACTTTGTTGGCAACGTGAGATCCATTACGGTCATAGTAAGGGTAGTAGTGGTTTATCTCCTGACCACCCTCTTCTTGTATCTTGAGAGTGACACCAAAAAGCTTACAAGTTGCTTTAGAAATTTTTCTACTCTTTATATTTTCAAAAGTCCCTTTACTAAGAGAGACAGAAGAAAATAATTCTTCTATACTTTCTTCTTCTTCTTCTTTAACTTCAGTAGAGGTAGTCCCGTACTGATCTAGCATTTCTTTTAACTCCTCTGATAGTTCATTCTTACTATATCTTTTCTTTTCATTTTTACAAGACAAGGAAAAACAGTAACCGTGGCTTGGGTAGAGTGCAAAAGCGTCACTGGAATTACCACAGGGACACGGCTGGTGAGTGAGTAGAGCTTCTTCTTCTTCTTCAGCTAGTATCATTCTTTTTTCCTTTATATTAATATTAAAAAGAAAATTAAAAGAACCATTCCTAAAGGGGATACTAATAAACATCCAACAGTCTTTAATGGATGGTCATGTTGAGGATCATCCTTGCTATCCTTCATCTATCACCCCCTGTAGCGTAGCTACTACCACCCCTGGAAAGATTTGTCAAGTCTTTTTTATAGAAAAGTTTTTCTTCCCAGTACTGAGAGTAGTATTCTTTTCTTTGAACAGGGGTAAGAGTTTCCCAGGGAGTATTCAGCCAGTGCTTGGCATGAGGTACTGCCTTGGCTACCCTGCCTCTCCATACTTTTACTTCTCTCTCAACCATTTTTTCCAGAGGAGAGAAGAGGGTCAGACTAAGACTACTCATGAAAATTAAACCTTAGGTGCAAGAACCATTGAGGGTCAAGAGAGTTAGAATAATCAACAGTGGTGAGTTCCTCATCAGGGAGACCTATCTCACCTTCCGAGTGAACAAACGTAAGGAAGTTATTGATTTCCTTAATGTTTATTTCCTCTAAATCTTTTTCAATATTTACTACATCTTCCATGTAGTCACGTAGAATGGTTGGTAGTTCATCGTGGGTTTGGTAATTGAATGTTACTGTTTCTTTTGGTTTCATTAGCTTTTATTCTCCTCCTTTATTTCCTTGCCGTGGCCTCCATGTCAGTGTCCCAGGCTATTGAAATTGTAGCACCCTCTGTGTCCACCACTGCGTCCCAGTACTTAATAAAGTTTAGTGAGGAAAGCAGTGGATCAATCACTGGGAGTAAATCAGATGCATTGGGTGCACCCTTCCATGTTTCTTCTCCGTCTGGGCGGTTCCACTTTCCCAGCGTAAGGTTCTGAGTAAGTGGTGGAGTGTCTGCGGCGTGGTGGGTGGGCTGGAGGAACACTTCAGTTTCCTCACCCCACCTCTTTAATGATGGCACAAGGACCCTTATAGCTATCATATCATTAATTACAGCCTCAACATCTTTTTGTGCTGGGTAGGCATAAGGGCTGTAAGGGAATGAAGCTATTTCTCCGTCAGGACACATAAGAGAATGTTGTATCTTCTTGTTGTGGCCATCATCCTCAATGTACATTTCACCCATGTACTTGAAGCTCCGATATTCAACTTTTCTCATTGGCTGTAGTCCTGTATTCTTATCGAGAGACAACTCTAGCTGTTCTTCCATAGTTTGTTAACTCCTCAATTAGATTAATCTCCTTTGTCTTTAATCTCCTCTATCACCCAAGTGTAGTGGTCGTGCATCCACTTCTCCTTGGTCTTGGAGACAGGGCTTACCTGCCACACAGGTTCATCTATAAGAGTGGAGACAGGCTTCTGCACCCACTTCACCAGTTTGTTATCACCTTTCCTCCTGACCCACTCTGTCGAGGGCTTTTGATAAGGTCGTATACGAATAGCCATTACTTGTAACTCCATATCCAGGGACGGGGGTGTGTGGCAGAGGTCATGTCATCCAAATGTATAAACCTACGCTTGTGTGTGCCTCTCTGTGAGACCCCTATCCCTGTTATGTTGTATTTAATTGCAAGTCTGATAATCTCATAAGCTACACCGCCCACGGCAGAGACATCCACTGCCCTCCCGTATATATGGGGAGAGTTAACTGCTCCTCCCACGGTGCTGTTATGTTCAGAAGAACGATACCCAGAGTTAATAATCATGGGCCTGTTTAATTCTTCCCTGATCTTGTTTAATTTCTGTATAAACTGTTCGTCCATTTTACATTCACCTGTGCCATGGCACTTGAGTTCATCCGTGGTAAAGTATTTTGAATTAATCATTGTATGTTGTATCTACCTCTTGTGGTTGTTGTATTCTACTATAAGTTCGTTGATGGTTATCAGTTCCTGTTCTCCGTCCTTGTTAATTCTGATGGATATATAACCCTTGGTCCTAAGGTAGTCAAGTATATAATTTACTCCTTCTGCAACGTGTTTCTTCATAGAAAAGAAGTACCCTGCACAGTAAGAAATTATTATACATAGCAGGGCCACAACTGTGTGCAGTTCCACGCTCATCTATTAAGCAACTGCTAGAAGTGATTGAAATTGCTTACTTTCTAACCATTTAGTTACTTGCCTGGACCGTTCCAGGAGTGTTGCGGTCTCATTGTCATTGGTTCTGGAACCCTTGACAGGGAACTGTTCAGAATTGTGTGAGGAGTAGAAAGTAAGTGCGCTTGCTAATGCCCATACGTTTGACCCTCTTACTCCTACTTCAGAGAGGAACTGTTCTTTTAATTTCTTCCCTCTCCGCTTGGACATACCAGGCAGGGCCTCTATTACTCCCTCACCTTGGGTGAGAGGGATATCAGTGGAAGCCCATACCCTGCACCTTTGAATATTCTTATGATACTCTTGGGTCATTTGCTCAATTTGGCGAATAAAGTTTTCCAGGTTAAACCCAGAAGTATGCCGCTTGCTCCCTCTGGAGTAGTCACCAGAGACCAGGCCATTGAGACAATAGCTGTCTATTAAGCCTGTGACGAACCCGTTTGACGTGGATCCGTCGTAGCTCTGGAGCATCACCAACGTTAGGCTGGTATCTGTACTATGTTTTCTTGTTTGGATAGGCATACCCACACTATGAAAGGTATACTTCCTTGCTCTTACAGCACCGTGTTTCCCCATGCTGTCCTCTATTTCCAGGTCTTTGAAGTAGGCGGGAGGAAGTATGTCCATCAGTAGGGACTCCGCCGCCTCTGTGTATTCTTTCATTTGCTGGACTTTATAAGAACTCCCCACTACTCCCACTGGGGAGCCTGTGTAGGAGTTTATTAGAACTTTATGAGAAGGAATGTCTCGGTCTGCAAACACCTCTAGCTCATGCCCATCATGGCCCATGGTGTCATATTTTCTGTAAAACACTGGGTACTCTTCTACCCTGGAAAAGAATTGAGAGGTGGAATTTTCCCTATTGTGCTTGTCTATTATTCCCTGTGGTGAGCCAATAGTCCTGCTGGGGAAATCTAGTATTGTATCTGTATCCATTTTTTTTCTACTCCTGGTTGTTGTGTTAGGTGTTAGGTGTTAGGTGTTAGTTGATAGTCTTAGAACCTTTTACAGGATTAATGGTGGAATTGTCAAGTATATTCTGTACAATAGGTGAACTTTTTTCCATCACCTGTAGGTCTATGATCCTGCACTTGACTGTTCCGGCTTCCACCTGGGTTCCTATGCCAGTGAGTTCATCATATTCCACACCAAACTGTACTGCCTCCTCCAGAAGGTTCTCCAGGTGGTGGTTGAAGTGGACAATGTGTCCACCTTTTGACTTGCTCATGATATTGCCTACGTCTACTCGCCCTTCGTCATCAGGGTAGAAGGGCACCAGCAGTCTGACCTGTAATTCCAAGGCATAGGCCAGTGTTTTTTCTCCTTTGTCATCACTTTTCATTCCATTTCCTCTAGCTGGTGGTGGTGGTGGTGGTTGACCATACGTTCTAGTACTTCTTCTGCTATCATGGGTGGTACTCCTTTGTCAAGCAGTTCTTTTAGAAGTTGGTTGTATAAATTTTCTAGTTCGTCCCTCCTCATGCTATAAATTCATTAATAATTTTTGTTTTTAACTTGGCCACCGCTTTGGCCACTTCAAAACTTTTATCACTAGACATATCATTGACCATATCAAGTATGTCATTTACGTCACATATTATTTCTGGGATGAACCCAGTTTTAAATGATTCAGACATTATAGCTATAACCTTTCTTTCTCAGTCCAGATGCTTCGTACCTACACTCTTCACAAACGGGAGCGCCATCGTGGGGAGGCTCCTCCTGTTTAAAAACTTCATTACAGTTGGTGCATTCGTATTCGTACTCACCCATGGTGGTTGTCTCCTAGCAGGTAGTTAATTGCCTCCCTTTGTGCTTTCCGGTTGTAAAGGGTCTTCACCCTCTCCACATGGTGTCCCTTTTTTCTAAGAGGGAGCTTGTCCCTTTCCTTCCTTTTTCGTTTTTTCATATGTTTTTCTTTCTTCTTTAATTGTAATTGTTCTAGATTGTCTGTGTCTGTGTATGTGTCTACTAGCATCTTTTAAGGCTCCTTGCTTACAAAGTTTGTTGAACCCGCACCATGAACAATAATAGCAATTGATTTAGCTTTAACACTAGTCCCACCGCAAAGCTTGCAAGCTTGGCACG